GTATTAGTATCAATCTTCATTATATATTTCTCCTATCACTTGTTTTGAGACTTCATCATTTTCTTGCTCTTCAACTGGCCTGGATCGGCAGTAGCTGAAGCGCCAATACTTGCAAGATCAGCAAGAGAACCACCAAAGATATAGGTTCCAACATGCTGCATCTTCATCCATGGGCAGAACCATGTACGTAGACCAATTGCCTGTGCCTTCTGACAGAACCAATAATCTTCTGAAAGGTAACGCTTAGAAACAGGATCAATTTCTGCCTGGAAATACTGTAGGATCTCACGACTACCATCAAAATGTTCAGTACGAACATGATCTGGCTTATAAGAATACTGATCCTTATACGCATCTTCAAACTTCTTCATGGCCTTCTTAGAAACCATCATAAAGCCAGTACCAATTTCAAGAACTTCGACTGGTTCACTAAGAGGAATAGACTGCTGCCCGCCCTTTGGATTGAACACATAATCGCCAACGAACTTTTCTAGAACACTGGCATCATCATCAGCAACACCCTTATCTACGGCATGCTTAATCTTTTCCCAAGAGATACACTTCTTAGGATATGGACCACCGATAATGTCATATAGATCTTCGTCCTGAGCCTGAAGAGCCATAAGAGCGATAACATCTTGAGGATTAAATCCAATGTCCGAATCAATAAACATCATATGTTCTGAAGTAGAACGCATGAACTCATCGCAGCAATAATTACGTGCACGTGTAACTAACGATTCATTAAACAGATAATAATATTGAAGAGGAATACCATACTGGGTGCAAATAGCGGATAAGTCTGCGCAAGATTTAGCAAACATACCAGCACATTGCCCGCCATACATTGGAGTGGCAACGAATAAGCCACGCTCTCTTAGTTTCTCAATCGGGATCTTTATTTCCATAATATACCTTTCTTATGATGTAATAGTATTATGATATTTGCAAGTGTTACAATGAACTTTCTTTCGAGGAGGATACGTAAGTAAAATGGAACCTGGTTCAGATAAAACTAATTCGTCGCCACAAGCTGGACACTGAATACCTGTGCCAAACTTTTCTCTTATCGTTCTCTTTTCTTCTTCGTACTCTTCGAGAGTCTTCATTTCTTATCCTTATAATGGTCTGCGTAAAGCATCATTATAACGTAGTGAAGAACTTTTAGCAAGTCGTCTTTATTGCTGCCATGCTTTTTACCATAGCGCCAAAGATACTTGATAGCAGTGTTTCGGAAGGTAGGCATAGAATCACCAAGAGCAAGCCACACATCGAAACATTCTATATTCTCTTCTTCAGTCATATAATGCTGCCCATACGTCTTATCTATATAGGCGTGGAAGTCACGAATAATCTGATCTTCCTTATACTTATATTTAGGTGGCCAAGTTGAAGCAGTTGCGCCAGAAATATTGCCTGACGCAGAAAGCGGTTGACCATAATAGTCACCATTCTGAAATTTATATGTATTGGTCATCCGAAAAAGCTCTCCAATGTATTACCAACTTCTTTACGCATATCCTTTAGTCTCAACTCAGCATTACCAGTTGACTCGCGAATATACATCGTGCACAAATCTGGGAACATGTCTGCAATCTTTTTAATAGATTCATAGACATATTCTTTAGTGCGGATTGTCTGTAATCCGCCATCCTCTTTGTAATAATTTGATTTAACTGTAAGATAATCGAAGCGAACAACAGCACCATTCTTTACATACTGACGAATAGAATATTCATAATCTTCGCCATGGTTTGTTACACGCTCTAGGAATGGATCATGTTCAACGATAACGCCAAACATTGAAGCGATAACGTAACAAAGTTTGGTATAAACTCTTTCTTTCATGAAATAAGCATTTGAGGCTGCATAAATCCCGAAAGTCTTCGCACCTACTTTTTCGCATTCTTCAAATCCTGGAATGATAAATTCTTTTTCTAGATCTTCAACACGACCAAGTTTCTGTTCGCTGATTTTCTTTTGAACTTCTTCAACATCGTCATCGAACATGACGAGTTTAGTTCTCTCAGGATAATACTTCTCAATAAAATTACGTTGAGCACCAATAGTATGAACACCAACAACTAACCGCTGATAGGGTGTGCCCTTAAGAGAATCTTTATACTTAGCAAGTTCTTCTTCATCCGCCACAAAGATTGTAATTCGTGACGGATCAATGTTGTAACTTTCCAGAACCTTTAAGGTTTTCTTCTTAATAGTTTCTGGACGCTTGTATGATGGAATAGCAATCTCATAATGCATTAAAAGAATCCTTCAAGTGTTGCTTCTTCAGCCTTGCCATAAGGATCTGTCATCCCATGGGCGTGAAGATAATCATACCATTCTTTATCTTCCCACATTCCTGGCGATACACCATTCCATAATGGACGCTGTAACGGATGCGCTTTATTCATGCGACGTTCTTCTACATACTGTTTGCGTAATGCTTCATATTCATAAGACTTGAGTTCAAGCATGTTTTCACGGAAATAACAAACTACAGAAATACGCTCACAAGTAGCATCATCAGGATTGTTAAGAACAATAGGGGTATTTCCATGGATAACTTCATGGTTATTGACAAGAAGAAGGTCACCAGGACGCACATTAACAGCAACTCGATACTCCGGAAAAACAAGGTATCCTCCTGTGTAGTCTCCTGTGCCTAGCACTAGTAGATTACTTAGGCCAGTATCCAAGTCTCCTGCGTCTCGATGACACGCAGTACGAAATGTTTTATTTACTGTAATAGTAGTAAACACTGTATCAGGAACTAGAAAACGTGGATCAATCTTATCAGCTGCTGCTTTCTGATTAGCCCAACGCCAAGGAAGCAATTCCTTGAAACCTTTATTCAGTGTTTGGAGGAATGGGTATGCAAGTTTAAATAGTTCTGGATGCTTTTCTGTGTATGACGTTGCACGCCCATAAGGAATGCGAGGGTAACGATCATACCAGCCAGCAACACCTGAGAATACTGACTTTGCATAGTTAGTGGTTGATGCCCACTCTGTTGCAACTTTGGTTGCTTCTGCACGAGCTTCCTCCTTTGGCTTGTTCGACAAACCATCTACCCATTTATCGAACCAATTATGATATTCTGGATAAACTTTTGTTACTTCAGAACGTAACCAAACAGTACCACGTGTTTCGTCAACACCCTTTGGTCCACCGTTCTTATACTTCTCGCGAATCTTTGCTACAGAATTATCATCAAACAAAGAAGCACCATCATCCATCAAGAACTCAAGCATCTCCATCTGATATGGCGTAACCCAATCTCTACCACCACGACCTTCAGTAGCAAGCATATCACCACGAGGACCAGCAGCAAGACCACGGTTCTGACTCTCTGTTGCGGCTTCTCTTAAACCACGATACGCTGAATCTTGTTCTTCTTTGCTGAAATAATTTTTACGGAACTTAAATGCGATACGTAATTCATCATTACCCTTACCGCAATCTTCGCAATCTGTCATACCACACATAGCTTTGGTGGCAACATCACAAAGCGGCGGCATATAACAATCTGTATCTTCTTCGATTAGAATATCATAATTGCTTTCGTCAACAAACTGCCCAAGCAAATGTTCGCAATCAATTTTAGTTTTAGCAACAATACGTCTTACCATCGTCAAAATTCTCCATTTTATAAATAAGTGTAGGTCACAGGGCCGCATACCCTCACCTACTCTAACGCTAACTCGGAGCGCCAGCTATGTTTATTTATTACGTCTACGCTTACATCAATCGCAAAACTAATTTACCCTATTATATAGGAAAAGGCAAGGGAAATCGTGCCTTTGTAAAACACCAAGGAATATCTGTTCCTTCTGATTCTTCCAGAATTGTATTCTTAGAAACCAATCTTTCAAATATTGGAGCTCTTGCTCTGGAAAGAAGATATATCAGATGGTATGGTCGAAAAGACATAGGATCTGGTATTCTTTTAAATAGAACAGATGGTGGAGATTGCCCGCCATCCAGAAAGAATGCGATTATTTCAGAAGAAACAAGATCGAAACTTAGTAATTCCAAAATTGGTAACACTCCATGGAATAAAGGCATTACAGGTTATAAAAATAAGTTTCCATCAGAAGAAGCCAGAAAAAGATTATCAGCGTCAAAAACTGGCGACAAAAATCCAATGTACGGTAAAAGTCTTTCGGAAGAACATCGCCAGAAAATTAAAGAAGGCATGTTAAAATCTATTCAACGCCGTAAAGAATCTTCTTAATATTTGGCGGAGAATAATTCGGTCCTTTAAGAATTTTACCGTCTTCTCTACGGAGGGGCTTTCCATCGTCTCCTAGTTTAGAAAGGTTTGATCGGTGAACCTCGTCGAAGACTCGGTCGAGCGGAATCCCATAAGATACAGCAGTACCACAAACAATGTAAATAATATCAGCCAACTCTTTAGCAATGTTCTCCAGATCATTATGGTATTCGCCTTCGTTGTATTCATCAAACTCTTCTTTCAACAACTTCATACGCAGAACACGTTCTCCGCCACCAGGAAACTTTGGTTCGGTTCCTACATTCTGACCGACTGCTGTCTGAAATTCTTTTACATCCTGAAACATATTACTCATTCATCCACTCCGGAGGGTTACGTTTTTTCCAACTATGAAGATGAGTCTTACCCATCTTGTAATAATTACGATAGTTTACGATAGGATCTTCTGATATTTTATATTCGTCAGCCATAGCAGAAGGCATAAGAGTCATATCGTATGTCTCTAAATTTTTGGGAGGAGTGCATAAAGCAAAACTCAACTCACCAAAACATTTATGTTCTTTATCATAACGGTAAGTATATTCCTTCATCAAAGCGAAGAAATGATCTACCAACCAATTATAATTCTCGATGCTACTGCGACACCATATAGCAGATGGGTGATTAATGTGCGTAGCTGAGTATAGAATTTCTTCGCGAGCGTCATTGAGCAACCACCATTTCTTCTTACGGGTTTTAAGTTTGCCATCTTCCTGTTCAACCTGAACTTCCAACTGTATCTCACGACCGTCTAGTATACGATGTGCAGTCGAAAGCAGCTGAGCAGACTCGAGGATCATCTTAACGACGTGACGATCCACCATCCACTCGGCTGCTTCTACAGGATTCTCGGAAAGATAAAAGATATTCATTTCTTATGATACCAATAAAGAACAATAAAGATAACTGATAATAGTATAGCCCATTCTTCAAAGGAAATCAATCGTTCTTTAAGCGCTAGGAAATTAAAATAATGATTCACTGTTTCCACTTTCTCATTGCTCGATCCCGGTGAAACTTATTCGCTCTATCAAAGAAACGAATACCATCTAAATGATCATTCTCGTGCTGAAACACTCTAGCGGACATGCCGATAAACTGTTTAGTCATAATCTCTCCATTAGGAGCAGTAAAACGAACACGAATCATGCTGGGTCTTTTGACCTTAACAAGCAATCCAGGATAAGAAAGGCAACCTTCTTCTAGGACTACTTGATCTTTAGAAGAACCAACGATCTTGGGGTTAAAACAAACAAAGTTTTCAGGAGCTCCTCGCATAGCAAAGATACGATAAGGAGTGCCTACCTGATTCGCAGCTAATCCTAACCCATTTTTCTCATAAAGTAAAGCAATTAATTTCTTAGAGAATTCTACAGGATCGAAAGGTGGATCGTTAAAATCGAAAGGCTCGCAAACCTCTCTCAAATAAGTATTATTTAATTCCATAATTTACTCCTGAATTTGCGAGAAGTTTTTGTTCTTGACAAATTTCAATACGTTGTTGAATTTTTCGTTCATATGTTCTTTATGAGATATAATAATAATGTTA